TATCTTTACAATGATCCTGACAACTGGATCTTATATCCATTGTATCTAACCAACGGGGTCATATTCCCCTACACACCTAACATCAGCATCACGTATGGTGCTAGTTACAATAGTGTGGTTCCTGTACATAGCAACTACAAGATTTTTCAATATGAAAGCAGTTATGTTGACAGCATCAATATAACCTGCGACTTTACAGCACAAGATATCTTTGAAGCGAATTACCTATTGGCAGTAATCGTATTTTTCAAATCTGTCACTAAGATGTTCTATGGGCAGGATGAAGATCCTAAACCGGGAACCCCTCCCCCATTATGTTTCTTGAGCGGATTGGGACAATTCCAGTTCAATAGAGCCCCATTAGCAGTCACTAACTTCACATACAATTTGCCTCCTGACGTTGACTATATCAGAGCAGGCATACCTGCTGCCCCCACACAAACATCTGGCGGTCAAGGTGCAGGTGGAGAGAAGAATACTACTTCAGGTGGACTAAAGGGTTTATTATCTACCGCTGTTGGCAGATTAGCACAGGGTGCAGTAAAAGGATTAGGATCGACAGCATCAGGTTTATTAGGTGGATTAATTCCCGGGGGCGGAATCACAGGTGCAAACAACTTGGGACTTAATAAAGGGTTCAACTCACTACAACCACCTGGAACAGAAGAACCCACTTATGTTCCTACAAAGATTAATTTTAGCATCAGCGCAGTACCGATCGTAAGTAGATATGATGTCAGTAACGAATTTAGCCTTAAGAATTATAGCAACGGTGCGTTGATCAAGAGAGGAGCACACTGGTAATGGCAAACAATATGTTATATCCTCGCACCAGCCCGTATAAAGATACTGGAGTGTTCAATCAGAAGTTCCTCGACTTCATGGTTAACAGACCTATCCCAAGTCAACCTAGCGATGTGTTATATCAGTTGCCTGCTGTTTATCAATATAGACCTGATCTATTAGCAAACGACTTATACGGTGATAGTAGATTGTGGTGGGTATTCGCTGCGAGAAATCCTAATCGATTGGGCTTCGATCCGTATTTTGATTTCGTTACTGGTGTTGAATTTTATATTCCTAAATTAGATACGCTCAAACAGACGCTAGGTATATGATAAAAGAAAATCGTGTAGATGATGATTTAAACAATCTAGCAAAATCATCACTCAACCAAAACAATTATGTTATAGCAACAGGTACAGGAGTAGCCACTACTATCTCTAGTACTGGAACTGCGACAGGCACAGTAGCCAATCCTGGTCCTAGTGGATTCGGTGGCAGCATGAAGCCCGGCAGAAGAATCTATAACCCATTATCTAAACTAGCAAGTTACACATATAACATATCATTGTACATGATTACTCCCAATGCTTATTCTAAATTCATAGAATCAGGCAGACAAAAAATCGATGCATTTTCTACCGCAGAAGGACCGGGGGGAAGTCTAGGAGAGGGCGCATATCTTATAGCACAAAGTGGCGGCATAAACAATACTACATCAAGAAGAGCACCGGGTTTCGAGTTAGACTATTACATCGACAATTTACGTTTCTTTACAGAGACCGCCACCAAAACTACAGGTCAATCTTCTATCAGCGCAGTAAGTGAATTTGATTTCACTATCACAGAGCCATATGGATTTAGTTTCGTAAGCAATCTTAGAAAAGCGGCTGCTGCCATGATAGTTAATCAAAGTAATACTGGATATGAAAACGCATTAGTCTATAAACAATTTTTTGTATTAGGTATTAGATTTTATGGTTATGATATAGATGGTAATATCGTAAAGCCACAATCAGAATTGTACGGCGAGCCGATAGACCCATTAGGTAGTGAGGCATTATTTGAAAACTTCTATGATATTCAATTAAACGAAATTAAATTTAGATTAGATGGAAAAACAGTTCAATATGCTATAAAGGCTGCTAGTGTTAGCGGTCAGACTATGATAGGTGTTAAAAGAGGTAGAGTACCTACTGGTGCTACAGTAGGAGGTAGCACAGTTGATGAAGCATTACAAGGTGAGAATGGTTTATTCACTAAATTGAACAAACAGCAAGAAGATATGGCGCAAAAAGAACCGCCTAGTTTAAAAATACCAAACAAATATAATGTTGTTTATTTAGGAGATGCTTTTGAACGTTTAGGTAATGCATCCATGGTTACTGAGGCTGACGTACAGAAATCAAACTGGGGAGGTAGCGGCGCAAAAACAACTACTGAATCTACTGATGCTAAGAGTTCGGTACCACCTGACAATAATAGTAGGTTAGTCACTATATCAAATGATACATCTATACTACAAGCGATAGAGCAGATAGTAAAGAGAAGCGCATTCATGGTCAACGCTATGAATGTTACATACTCTAATACTACACAGCCCGATCCAAAACAAAAAAATCAAGAACAGATACAGCGCGAAAATCCATCAAAGTTAACATGGTATACTGTTAATGCAGAAGTTGTTAAAGCAGAATGGGATGATAAGATCAAAGACTGGGCATACGAGACAAACTACATCATACAATTATATGAAATACCTAGCATAGAGACTCCTTATGCTAGAGATACTAGCAGATATTATGGGCCGCATAAACGTTATGATTATTGGTTCACAGGTAAAAATTCTGAGATATTAGATTTAAATCTAACTTATAACGGCTTATATTACAACGCTGTTCTAGGGCTTGAAAATCCGCCTAGTGCTAATTCTACAGCAGCACAAAATCCTGGCGGTGAAAGAGAAGGTCAAGCACAGACATCGGGCGGGGGTAGTGGAGCCACTCCAGGCAACAGCAAAACAACAAGTGCTAATACAGGATTGAAAGGTGATCCGCCGCCACCGGGTGCAGGAGATGATAGTGCGGGTACAGCAGCAGCCGGCGGCATGACTAGCGTGACCCCTGGATTGAATTCCGGGGGTGATAAGACTGGTGCGTTGGGTATCGCAATGGCTGCACAAAATAGTGTGACCACCTATCTGAATGATCCAGATGCTTATGCTAATGCTACTATGAGAATCATAGGAGACCCGGATTTCTTAGTAAGAGATGGAGCATCAAGCGTAACAGAATTCTATAATAAATTTTATGATAGTGATGGGTATACCGTATCAGCACAAGGTGGTCAGGTATTTATTGAAGTGGCATTTAAAGAAGCAGTTGACTATAGTGACAATACAGGAACTATGATCATCAATGAAGAATTATTTTTCATCAACTATCCACCTTATATAAAAGAGATGACTCAAGGCGCGATCATTTGGGGTGTAGCAAATGTGCAAAGCACTTTCAGTTCAGGTAGATTTGAACAGACCCTAAATTTATTTGCTCCTTCATTCGCAGGTATAGGAGACCCGCGCGGTCCTATGGTAACAGAAGACCCTAAATTTGAACCACCATCAAGACAACAGACCGTAGCAACGCAGTCTGGATCAACGCCGGATGATGATGCATCAACTCAGCCCACAGGTGAAACAGATGGAGGTAGAGACTAATGGCAATTGACGTACAAAAACCCACAGGCCCTACAAAACGTAGCAGTCCTAACGCAGGTGGGGCTAATCCAAGATTAGCACCAGCATTGGGAATAGTCAAAGATAACGTAGACCCTACACGTTCCGGTAGAATATTTGTTTACATCACAGATAACAGCGGTCTTGATCCTGACAACAGAGATAACTGGCGTCCTGTTAGATTCTTAAGTCCATTCTTTGGTACTACTCGCCCAGATGCAGGTGATGATGGTTATGGTGATTTCAAAGCCAACCCTAGTAGTTACGGTATGTGGATGAGTCCGCCTGACATAGGTACTACAGTATTGTGCTTGTTCGTAGATGGTGATATGAATTATGGCTTCTATGTTGGATGTGTACCGGAACCCGAAGCCATGCAAATGCTTCCTGCTATTGGTGCCACAGATAACATCATACCAAACGAAGGTGAAGCAAGAAGTTACGGCGGTGCATTAAGATTACCAGTCACTAACATCAACACAAATAATAAAGATGTAGCGGATAGTCCTGAATATTTGACAGCACCCAAGCCGGTACATAGTTACAGTTCTACCATCATGTTCCAGCAGGGCGTATTACGTGATCCTGTTCGAGGTCCTATCAGTTCAAGTTCACAACGTGAGAGCCCTTCAAGAGTTGGATGGGGTGTAAGCACACCTGGTAGACCTATATATGAAGGCGGTTTCGATGACAGTAGCGTAGCACAGAATTTAACTGGTGAAAAAGCAAAAGATTTACGTGTAGTAAGTAGAAGAGGTGGTCATACAATCGTCATGGACGATGGTGACATCATTGGTCGAGATCAACTTATAAGAATCAGAACAGCATTAGGTCATCAGATATTGATGAGTGATGATGGTCAGACATTGATGATACTTCACAGCAATGGACAAAGTTATATTGAGTTAGGTAAAGAAGGTACGGTTGACATATACAGCACTAACAGCATCAACTTGCGTACACAAGGTGATTTAAATTTGCACGCCGACAACAATCTTAATATTCACGCTACTAAGAATTTAAACATACAGGGCGAGAATATTCATATTAACAGCGAACAAGAATTTAAACAAAGAGTTGGAAGCGATTATAGCAACTTTACGACCGGCAAGCACACGACCAAAGTTAACGGTCCTATGAGCATGGAAAGCGGCGGCGACATTAGTATGGCTAGCAGCGCCATTGCATACGTCAACGGTAGTAAAGTAAATCTAAACACCGGTCAGACAGGTACGAAACCAGCAGAAGTCCCTGCCATAGATAAAGTTTTACATACTGATACTTTATTTGATCAAGAAAAAGGTTTTTTAGCAGCGCCTGCCAAGTTAGTGAGTATTACTAGCAGAGCACCTGCCCACGCACCATGGTCTAACGCAGGTCAAGGAGTAGATGTTAAGACTGACTTGAATGCAAGTAGTTCATTACCGGCTGCACCTAGCACTAGTGTACAAAATACTAATTCAGTAGCGGCGTCATCTTTAACAGATCCTGTATCAGGAGCAGTAGTTTCAGCGGCTCCACCAGTTAGCGCAGCAAGTGCCTCGCTTAATGCAAAAGCAACCGGGGCAATTACAGCAGCAGCCGCAGCAGATGCAGTATCAGGTCCGTTCGCAGCAGCAACTACGGCAGGTACAGCCATAGCACAAACAGCAAGTGGTATACAAGCCGCAGCCGGCTCAGCGATACCTCAGTCTGCTAATATGATGGCGGCAGGAGGCGTATTGAAACCGGGTTCGGCAGCACTAGTCAACAGTTTAGCAGCAAGCACCGGTAACGTCAAACAAGCGTTTGCTAGCCCATTATTCACGACAGGTAATTTATCTTCATATGTGAATAGTGTTCAATCACAAGCAGATTCCATGACTAAGAATCTACAGTTAGCACAAGGTGGACTGCAAAGCGCAGGTGCTATAACAGGTTTAGAAAGCCCTACACAGATAGGCGGTATGGTATTGTCAGCAGCAAAAAATGGATTAGGTGGCACACTAGATGCTATTAAATCTGTAGGTAATTCAATACCTTCTGCTGGTGGATTCAATACAGGCAAACTTGATGGAGTCATGAAAGATATAGCCGGCGGCAATTTTGCTGCGGGTATAGCAGAAGGTGTAGGTGGAGCATTATCAGGACTTGAAAGTTCTATAGGTGCTGTAGCAAAATCACCTAGCCTATCAAGCGTGATCGATCAGGCTAAAGGTATATCAGCAGGAGCGTTTAGCGCAATCAAGGCTTCATTGAAACCTATGCAAGCGGGAGTACCGCAAAACTTAACTGCATTGGCTAAAGAGGCAGCAGAACAAGTAGAAGAATTATCAGTATCAGCCACTACAAACCCACTAAGTCAGACAGTCGAATCTTTAGCAGGTGGAGTATCTGATGCAGCAGGTGGTATAGCAGCGAGCCTAAAACCTTCTGGATTAGTAGGCAGCGTATCATCACTAGCCCAAGGTGCTACTAGTGCCGTTGGTAAGATATTACCAAGCGCCGGCAGCGTTGCTGATAGCCTAGTACAAGCAAGTAAGAGTGCTGGTTCTGTCACGGGCGTAGTAGGGGCATTGTCATCTGCTACATCGTCAGCAGGTACTGCTGCCATGGCATTCGCTAGCGGATCATCGTTGGCTAAAGCAACAGGAGGATTATCGTCAGTTGCGGCTATGGCTGGCTCTGCTAAGGGCGCGGTATCCTCACTTGCTAGCGGTTTGTCTGCTATACCCGGAGGACAATCAGCAGCCGGCGCTGTGGCCAACCTAGCAAAGGGCGCAGTTCCTAATCTACCCGGAACAGGAGACCTCAAGAGCGCAATGGCTGGTCTTTCAGCCGGTGCTATGAATGATCTAACAAATACGCTGACCGGTGGCGCAGAAAAGTTATTAGGAGACTTGCAAAAACAAGCCGGTGGATTGAACTCACTATTGACAAAGGGTCTACCTGCAGGTGCTGCATCGCAATTACAAAGTGCGTTATCATCAGTAGCAGGTTCAGGAAGTGGAATCAAGACGCCAAGTATAGCAACAAATACTACAGACAGAAGTTCGATAGCGGCTGCAACTACGAGCCAATTAGGTGATCCAGATATCCCTGCTCCTAAGTTCGGAGAAGCAGATGAAGCCGCTGCAGGAAAAATAAGTGAAATAGATACTAGAAAGAAAGACTTTACTGAAAAGAACACTACACTTTCAAAAGAAATTGTAGCACTACGTAAGAAGTATGAAGAGTTAAATGATGAGTATTTGACTTTACAAGAAACATTACCTGAAGGTGATCCAAAAATCAAAGAAGCCCGTGATAAGGTTGTCGCTGTTGTCGATCAAGCGACCCCATTGGTCGCACAAAGAAGGGCTTTATATGAAGAATATAAGGATGTCGCCCCGACTTATACGGGTACAAGTCAGTTAGTTTAACACACTAAATAAAGAATATGCCACAATATATAGGATTCAGCACTCAACAATCTTGCAAACCGCCTACTAGGAATGCTGTGGCTGGATCTGGTAATGGATTTGGATCTTTATTAGAGCCCATATCAGTAGGTAGAAAGTTTAAGATAACAGACCAGCAATTGGTCATCAATGACTTTATAAATGCGCTTAATATAAGACAAGGTGAAAAAGTCGGTCAACCTGCCTATGGTACGACATTATGGGACTTTGTGTTTGAACCTAACACACAAGATATGCAATTCTTGCTAGAAACAGAGATAAGAAGAGTCGGAGCATTGGATCCTAGACTCAATATAGAGTTTGTTAAAGCATATCCTAAAGAAAATGGCATATTGATGGAAGTCCAAGCGTCTGTATTACCATTCAATCAATCTATGATCCTCAGCGTGTTTTTCGACAGCACGACTAACACAGCCCAAGCACGAAGTTAAAAAGTCGGTTTTTCCGGATTGATAAATAATAAAATCAGAGATAAACTATGGCTAAAAGTTCTAGACAAGCGGCGCTGTTCGGAGTGAATGATTGGAAAACAATCTATCAGACATTCCGTGAGGCAGATTTTCGTAGTTACGATTATGAAACACTACGCAAGAGTTTCATAGATTACCTGCGCATCTACTATCCAGAAACGTTCAACGACTACATCGAATCTAGCGAATTTATCGCATTGCTTGATGTCATGGCGTTCATGGGTCAGGGTCTTGCATTTAGAAATGACTTGAACGCAAGAGAAAACTTCATTGATACTGCTGAACGCCGTGATAGCGTAATTAAGTTAGCCAATCTTGTTAGTTATACACCTAAGCGCAATCTCTGCGCAGAGGGAACATTGAAAGTTGTAGGTATTCAGACAAGTCAAAACATAACAGACTTGAACGGAGTCAACCTAAGCAATCTTCCTATATTATGGAATGATCCTGCTAACCCAAGTTGGTTCGAACAATTCAACACTATCATCAATGCCGCATTGATCAGCAGTCAAAAGGTCGGCAAACCAGGTAACATCTCTGAACTATTAGGCGTAACAGTAGCAGAATATAGCCTAAGCATACCACAGAACACGTTACCGATCGTACCATTCACAAGCACGATCAACGGTACGAACACTAATTTCGAATTAGTCAGCGTGACAAGCGTAGATGAAGATTATCTTTACGAGTTGCCACCGGCCCCTACCGGCAAGTTTAATATGCTATATAAGAATGATAGACTTGGATTTGCAAGCGCGAATACAGGTTATTTCTTCTATTTCAAGCAAGGCATATTGAATAACTATGACTTCACTTTACAGCAACAAATTAGTAACCAAACTGTAGATATCAATATTCAAGGTATCAATAATACTGACACTTGGTTATATCAGTTAAACGTAAACAATGATTCACGTTTATTATGGAGAAAAGTAGATAACGTTTATGCAGACGCATATCTGCAAACAGAATCTAGCAAAAAGAATATCTTCAGCGTAAGTTCAAGATTTAACGATCAAGTCACTTATAATTTCGGTGATGGTGTATTCAGCAACGTTCCAGTTGGAAACTTCAGAGCATATGTTCGCGCCAGCAATGGTTTGACATATACAATCGATCCTGCTGAGATGAATGGTATATCCGTAGCGTTCACTTATATCAGTAGAGAGGGTAGAAGTGAGACACTAACTGTATCATTAGAACTAACACAACCAGTCAGCAATGCTCAAGCCCGTGAGAGCCTACCAAGCATCAAGCAACGCGCACCGACACGTTACTATACACAGAATCGTATGGTAAATGGCGAAGACTATAATAACTTCCCATATACATTATACAGTTCAATCATCAAATCAAAGGCTATCAACCGTAGTTCAATCGGAGTTAGCAAGAATTTAGATTTGCTCGACCCAACAGGCAAATACAGCAGCACTAATAGCATAGGTAGTGACGGTGGATTATGGCAAGATTATACTAACGGTACATTAGATTTGACTATTTCTAGTACCAGTAGCATCATCAGTTTCTTTACTGATAGACTCGCCGGTGTATTAGCATTAAACAGAGCAGAACAATACTATGTCGATGCTACAGCAGATGCTAGCCAATCATGGTACAAACGTTTCAACCTCGATGTTATAGGCCCAAATACTGTATACTGGAACACAAGTAATGTTAATGGTAACAGCATCAACGGTTATTTCTATCAGTTAGATAACACGATTGAGACTCCAATCATGATTGGAACTTACAGCACTACTAACATGAAGTATGCAACCAGGGGTGCTATGATTAAATTCATCCCTCCTGCAGGTTATTATTTTGATGACGATTATAGATTGAAACCGGGCATCCCTCCCGCTAATAAAAATACATTCTTATGGACTACTATAATGAATGTAGCGGGAGACGGCAGCAACACAGGTCAAGGTAATTTCAGCAATGGCAATGGTCCTGTAACTATCAATGGATTCGTGCCACAAGGTGCTATAATCACTACGATCATACCTGTGTTTGATAATTCATTAAGCACGGCGATCATACAAGAAGCCATCATAAAGATGGAATTACAAGAAGATTTCACATTGACATTCAACAATAGTTTGTTAGTGAATCAAGAACGCTGGTCTATCAGACCATTTACTGAACCAAATTGGTTCGTTAAATTTGACAATATAGCAGACAACAAATATAACGTACAGTTCAGATCATTGCGTTATTATTTCGGTAGCGTTGCAGAAAACAGATTCACATATGCAGTAAATGAATTGGTATATGATCCATTTAGTGGTAAGATATTACAAGACTTCATCAATGTTTTAGGAATCAATAGTGAGCCTAACTCAAGCAATGCATTAGGATCAGACACAAAGATCAATATCATAGGACAAACTGTACAAAGTGATGGTTATGTGAATGACTTTGAAGTTGAAGTCGCAAGTTCAGATGTCAATGATAGACTATTGATAATCAATCCAGATTTCTTTGGTGAGTTGACCGGTGTCGTACCAGGAGGCACAAACATAGGTCGTTATGTGTTCTTTGAAACAGTACAAGATGCTATCAATTTAACTAGGCAACAACTTGTCCCTGCAGGCGACATACTTTATCAATATGCAACAAAGAGTGCTATTGAACCAGTAAAGTATTCATATCCAGTAGGTCAATTATTCTATGCGTATAATGAAAATACTTTCTACAAGACAATACAAGATACTAGCACCACTACTAAGAATTATATTCTTACAGAGCAAAATAATTATTCAATGAAATATGGACGCCAGGCTATAAGTTATCAGTATCGTCATAACAGCAATAACACAACACGTATCGATCCTGCTACAACTAACATTATCGATTTGTATGTTGTTACACAGGCTTACTACACAGCATATCAGAATTATATACAGGATACGACTAATACTATACCTGAACCAAACAGACCTACTATTAATGAATTGAGTTCAGAATATGGTCAGGTAAACGATTACAAAATGTTGAGCGATTCTGTGGTATTAAATAGTGTGATCTTCAAACCATTGTTTGGAGATAAGGCTGCACCAGCATTACGTGGGACGATCAAAGTGATTAAAACTAGCGACACAACTGCCAGCGATAGCGAAATCAGAAGTGCTGTATTAACAGCGATGAATGATTATTTCGATATCAATAATTGGAATTTTGGTGAGACATTCTTCTTTAGTGAATTGAGCGCATATCTGCATAGCCGTTTAGGTAGTTTTATTAGTTCAGCGGTATTAGTGCCAGACGATCCAAGTGAACCGTTTGGAACATTATATGAAATTAAGTGCAGACCTTATGAAATATTTGTAAACGCAGCCACAGCAGATAACGTATTGGTTATCGCAGCACTAACACCTGATCAATTGAAGTCGGCATAACATGACTAGAATACGCACACTTGAATTCTTACCATCAATCTTTCAGACTACAACAAATAGTCAATTCCTCGGTGCCACTCTTGATCAACTTGTAAATCCTCCTTCTACTAAAATCATACAAGGTTATGTAGGCAGCAAAGTAGGATATGGCATCGATGCTAGAGATTACTATGTCACAGAGCCAACTAAGGTAAGAACAGATTATCAATTAGAGCCGGGCGTTGTATTTTTAAAAGACAATGAGACTACTGCTAAAGACTTCATCAGTTATCCTGGTATAATCGATAGTCTAAAATTGCAAAATAGTGTCACGAATAATAACAATAATCTTTTCAATAGCGACATCTATAGTTTCGATAGTTTCTGTAGCCTAGATCCGATCATCAACTATAACCAATATTATTGGTTGCCTGAAGGCCCTCCGCCGGTCACAGTAGCCGCATCTACTGTGTTCAATACGAACGATTATATTGTTCGTGCAACATCAGGCGGTTATAACATAAGAACAGTTGGTGCCGGCGCCGGATCTATCAATCCTACGTTGACGTTGTTACGCGGAGGCACATATAATTTCATCGTAGATCAAAACACAAAGTTCTGGATACAGGGAGAGCCCGGTGTTACTGGTTTTAGCCCAATACAAAACAATCTTTACACTAGAGACATCTATGGTGTGACCAATAACGGCGCTGAAGTAGGGGTTGTGACATTCAATGTACCAGAAAAAGATGCACAGAATGAATTCAACTATCCAGGAAACAATCAGGTAGCAGTTGTTTCTACACTACCTTATAGCCAAGTAAACGGCGCTAGATTAGCGGATATCGGTAGTATTGACGGTGTTACCGCATTGAACGGTAGAACTGTGATGTTCTATGATACCGGTGTAGAAAACGAGATCGCTTATAGTTCGGTTTTCTATGATGAATCAAATTATGATACTAATCTAGGAACATTAGTAGGACCTAGACAGGTAAACATCACTCAAACATTTGCTGACGGTACTATCAAAGTAAACACGACCGCACCATTGACTATAGGTGGAACTCTTATCCTATTAGGCCCGAGCATAGGTGGTTTACAATCTTACCAAACAGATCCTGCTAGCGTAACTCCTGCAACTGATATGGTTGTTGGAAAAACTTATTACATCAGCGATCTAGGTGATACTGATTGGGTAGCAGCAGGTGTGACAAGCAATGCTGTCATCAATGCCGAGATAGATGGTAATCAATTAATAATCGACAATGTTATATCTGGTGGTTTTAGTATAGGTCAAACACTAGTTGGAGCCGGTGTCGCCAATGGCACGATCATAACTGGCTACGACATGATAGCAAGCGCAAATAACGGCAAGCCAACTTACACGGTGAACATTAATCAAAATGTATCATTGACAAACATGAGCGTTTTTGATATTCAAGTTGGAAAGATATTCGTATGCGCCTCTGTACCTACAGTAGGCAATGGATTTGTTGGTTTATATAACCCTGTAATATATTATGTTACTGCAATCGATCCTTCTACTAACACTATAAAAGTAAGTTTAACATTAAACGGACCTACTTTCATCACTACATCAGGTACAGGATTGATGAGAGCCCGTTATAACTCAGGATTATACGAAGAAGGACTCTACACCGAAGTCAACAATTATTTCTATACTATTCAATTCTTAGGCGAAAACGATGACCCAGTATTGAGACTGGTGCCATCTATACCTATACCGCTAGAGCAAAAAATAACACCGCAATATGGTGAAAAGTTTGTTGGCTTACACTTCATTAAAAGTGCAGCGACTGGAGCCATCATACAACTACCATACATCAGCGCACCATTAGATACTTTATATTATCAAGATGGAACTAATCCAAATAGTTTCGGTGTCATTAAATTAATCGAAAGTAACGAGACAAATACTATCGATGTCAATCTTGACATCATAGGTAAGAAAAATTATACATCAACTAATGGTGTGATTTTCACTAACGGACTCAAAGTTGAGTTCGATGGGGACGTATTCCCCCGTAGTTATTTGACTGGACAGTATTATGTAGAAGGCGTAGGTACTGAAAAGGGTATTGAGTTGATCAGTACTGATTTGCTAGTAACTCCAGAACCCTTCACTACAAGTACTACATCACCATACGATGCGTTGCCATATGATATAGGTCCTTATGATGCTGGATTGAACATTCCAACAGAGCAAGATTATATTACTATAGCAAGAAACAGTATTAATCGTAATGCATGGTCACGTAGCAATCGCTGGTTCCATATACAGGTCATAGAAAATACAGCCGCATACAACAATAATGCAGAGATATTGACCACATACGCTACGGCTGATAATAAGGCAAAGCGTCCTATCTTACAATTCTATCCTAATTTGAAGTTATTCAATTCAGGAACTATTGCTAAGAATGACGTTGATTTCATAGATTTTAGAACGTCAAACGCATTTGATTTCGTTGAGAGTCAGCAATCATACTATCCTGATGTACAGACTTATACAGAATACAAAGGAACGATACTAGCCAATTATACAGTCAATATGACTAATGTATTGGCAGGTCAATGGTATCAGATTGAAGATTTAGATAACGGCGTTAATCCCGAAACAAACATTTATACTTGGACTGATATGGGCGCAACTGTTGTCAACAGCGGCGACTTTGAAGTTGGAGTGCAATACATCATTACACAGTTAGGTACTACTCCATGGACTACTATAGGTGGCCCGGGAGTTTATACTAAAGGTACGGTATTCACTTGTATCAATCCAGGACCAGAGGGTGCAGCAGGAGGTACTGGTGCGGCGATAGCCACTATATTCAAGCCCGTACAAAGTGGCATTATATCATCCAACAGAATAAGACAAGGATTAGAATATACAATCGTAAGTCTAGGTACTACACAATGGACTGATTTAGGTTTTGTAGGTACACCTACAGTAGGTGCAACTTTCGCAGCAAATGTTCCAGGGTTTAATTTTGGTGATGTGATAACATCAGTAGGCACAGGTACTGTATATCAAGGTAGTGCAGTATTAAAGAACAAGAGTATCACTACTGTACAGGTTCCGGTAGACGCAGTAGTAGGTCATCTACAGATAGGTCAATGGATCAATGATATGATCTTAGGACAAGAAAGTAGACTACCTGCAGGCACTAGAATTCTAGACATTTCTACGATAGGTTCAAATTATAACATTGAAGTATATTGGACTTTACCGCAAGATATTATCGGACATACATATAATCCGTTAGTAACTAATAGCGGTGCAAGTTTTGCCATCAATGATGAGGATAATGCCGACTTGAATCTATTTGCTGGTAGCAGAATCGTATTTGCCGGCGATGTAAATGAAAGTATCAGAAACAAGATTTATGTCGTAAACTTTAGCAATACGGGTTCTGAATTATATCCGGTTATTACATTAACAGAAGCAGAAGATAGTCAGGTACTAGAAGACGATCAGTTCCCAGTACAGAAAGGTTATAACCATACAGGTCATAGTTATTATTTTAACGGATCTTTCTATATACAAGCACAACAAAAGATGACGGTCAATGAAGCACCGTTATTCGATCTATTTGATGAAAATGGAATAAGTTACGGAGATTCTTCGGTATATCCATCTTCTACTTTTAATGGTTGTAAATTATTCAATTATAAATCAGGAGCGGGGGCCAACGATGCGGTATTGGGCTTCCCTATCAGTTTCAGTTCGATAAACAACGTAGGTGATATTTCTTTTGAAGTGTCATTATACACAGATGAATTTAATTATGTTAGCGATAGCGGTGCAGTCACTTCTAAAGTGAGCAACGGTTTTGTTTACGATTATATAGATCGAATCGACTACAAGAGATTAACCGGTTGGCAGACTTGCGCTGCACCTAGCCAGCAATATCAGGTATTTGAATTTGAATACTACGCTAATGAAATACCGGTAGTATTATCTGCGGATGAATTCATAGAATTTACAGTCACTTGTGATGTGCCTCAAGCAAGTGAAGCATCGACGGTATGGCCAAGCCTAGAAGTGTTCAACAACAATAATATTTTAGTAAAGGGTACCGATTATACAGTCATAAACACAACTACTGAGACAAAAATCACAGTTAAGATTTACGAAGATATTGATACACCTATACAAGTATTGATATTGAGCGATAGCGTAAGCAATAAGTCTTATTATTCTATACCTGTAAACTTATCTAATAACCCATTCAACGTAAATCCAGAAACAATCGACATCGGTGATATACGTGGTCAATATCAAACCATATTTACTAATAATCCTAACACATCCGGACAGATGTTCGGACCAAATAACTATCGTGATCTTGGTAACTTAGTACCATGGGGTAATCGTATCATACAAAATAGCGCAAGCCTTGTATTGCCCGGTGCATTCTTGCGCGACCCAAGCACTAACTTGTTCGACTCATTGTTGTTTAATAGCAGAGAGTATATCAAGTTCAAGACATTACTGATTGATACAGTCAATAGAATTGCTTATGATCAGAAATATGATCCTTCAACGTTGTTAGACTTAGCAGTAGATGAAATTACCTCAGTCAAGAGCCAAGAACAACCTTTCTTCTGGTCAGATATGCTACCAAGCAAGGCGGCATTCATCACTAACGTTTATAGTTTTGCGAACGATCAAGACACATCTATATTCCCATTAAGTAAGATTTATGATTTTAATACAGCAAACTATGATGGTGTATTAGTATACTTACAGAGAAAAGTTCAGGGTGTGCAGGTCATTAAGCAGTTGTTGAGAGGCATCGATTATCTAGTAAGCACAGACAGCCCTAGCGTCATACTTACTAAAGACTTGTTGAATGGTGATAGGGTAATCATCAAAGAATATAACAAGACTTATGGTTCATATGTCCCTAATACTCCGACTAAATTAGGATTGTATCCTGCATATATACCTAGCATTGTATATGACGAATCTTATGTAGAGCCTACGTATTTCATTCAAGGTCATGATGGTTCATATAATAAGATGTATGGTGAGTATAATGAAGAATTAGGTATGCCTGTAGATTTCAGAGATCAGGTATTGCTTGAATATGAAACTAGAGTATACAACAACTTAAAATTAAGCAGAGTACTACCTATAGTACCCGCCGCCATCATACCGGGATATTTCAGACAGACCCCATTATCTTATGAGCAATATACTGAAGTATACAGCACTAACTTCTTAGATTGGGTTGGACAAAATAGAATCGATTACAAAACTCAATTGTTCTTGACTAATGATCCGTATACTTATAATTATAGAGGTTCAAGATTTAAGTTAGACGGCTCTGCTGTGATGCAGGGTAACTGGAGAGGTATATACACATATCTATACGATACATCCACTCCAGACACTACACCATGGGAAATGATTGGTTATGCCAACAAACCTGATTGGTGGGAAACACGATACGGCCCTGCCCCATATACGAGTGATAACTTGATACTATGGGAAGATATGGAAAATGGATATGATTTCGGCACTAATGAAAACATAGACATATTCAAGCGTCCCGGATTGATGAACATATTGCCCGTCGATTCAGCGGGTGAATTAAGACAACCATTAGATGCTGTCATAGCAAATTACAACAGTTTGACTTTCCAGAGAAAGTGGATGGTCGGTGATGATGCTCCTGCTGAATATTCATATCGCAAGAGTTCAACGTACCCATTCGATTTAATGAGATTGCAGGCATTGATCAAGCCAGCACTATTCTATAATCTAGGCAGCGATCTAGACAACTATAAGTATAGTCCTGAGTTCGACCAATTCTTAGTTAACGGTAGAACACACTTAGTACCTAGTAACATAGAGATATATGGTAATGGCACAGCCAAGACATCATATATCAACTGGATCGTTGATTATCAAAAACAATTAGGGGTAGATGCTACCGAAAAGATCAAAAAGTTATTGACTAATCTAGATGTAAGATTAGTGTATCGCCTAGCAGGATTTAGCGATAAGAATCTACTACGCTTCTTTGTCGAGAAGGGTAGCCCTACAACACCAAATCCATCATTGATGATTCCAGATGAGAGTTATCAAGTATTGTTATATGAGAATCAACCTAGCGATAAGATTGTTTACTCAGGCGTAGTGATTCAAAAAACGATAGATGGATATGCAGTATACGGCAACAACCAAACCTCAGCATATTTCCGAGTATTGAAACCAGAAATGAATGGTAGCAAGACAGAGATCATAGTTCAGGATGCTACAGTTTCTATAGCCGACACATACTCTAACAAATTACTAGTGGTACCATATGGAACAGTATTTTATACTGAGCAAGACGTATCACAGTTCTTGATGAGTTATGGAAGATATCTAGAAACACAAGGAATGAAGTTTGAGTACATGTTACAAGGTTTGACTGTGACTTGGCCTGTGATGATACAAGAATTCTTGTACTGGGCTCAGTCAGGATGGTCACCAAACAGCGTACTAACATTGAATCCTGCTGCTGATAATATTGTTATCGATAAGGAAAGTTTAATCGTTCAACCATTGACTTATACTAACAATAATTTCATCTTAAATAATAACCTATATCCTATACAAACAAAGGATCTTTGTGTATTCAGAGATGGTACACAATTTAGCGTCAAACCTATGAACGAAGGTGACGTATTATCATATGGACAATTTAATCTAAGCAACATCGAACATGGTATCGTGTTCAACAACATTACATTGTTCGGTGATGTTGTTTACAACTTAGCGTCTGGATTGAAACAGAATCGCATCTATGTTCGTGGAACAAAGAGCGCCGATTGGGATGGTACTATGTTCGCTAGCGGATTTATCTATAATCAAGATAATATCCAAGAGTGGAAACCGGGAGTCAAATATACTAAGGGTGCCATAGTCACATACAAAAACAAGTACTATGCCGCTCTAAGTATTGTACAACCAAATGCGAAATTCATCGAAAACGAATGGAAGATAACTGACTACGATGAGATACAGAAAGGTTTGTTACCTAATAGCAGCACACGCAGTTATGAATCCGCATTGTATTATAATTCAAATAAAGCCAACTTAGAAAGCGATGCTGATCAGTTAAGTTTCAGTTTGATTGGTTTCAGACCTAGAGATTACATGGTAAGCGCAGACTTGACAGATATCACACAGGTAAACGTTTATAAAAACTTGATCAAGGATAAAGGTACGTTAAATGCATTGAAAGCATTTAAGGGCGCAAACTTACCACAAGGCGGAATCGACTACGATATCTATGAAAACTGGGCTATACAGCAAGGTTCATACGGTGGTTTATTAAATAACAACTTTATAGAATTCAAGTTGAGCGAAAAGTCATTGACTGGAAACCCTGCTATTATAGGATTGAGCAATGGTAACTATGTAGATGATGCACAACAATTAGTACCTATATACTCATTGTTCAACTATGGTTATCCTATCAGTTCACCTAACGTATTACCATTAACATACGATAGACAGAGCGCATATTTCCCCGATGCCGGTTATGTCAACATCAATGATGTCAAGATGTCAGCATACTATTACAGCAACTTACCTTCTGCTGTAAACAAGAACGGTATCATAGTACCTATCGATAATTTGTATGTGGGTGACTATGTTTGGTTGGCAAATTACAGAGCAGGTTGGAGAGTATTGACTCCTGATAGTACAGGACAAGTAGTCCAAGTCAGAGCCAACTTGAATAATACTTGCACGGTGACATTCGCAGCAGATCACAACCTAAGCCAATATGACATATTTGCTATAATTAATTTCGATGCATTGGTAAACGGATATTATGTCGTGACCAATGTCAGAGGTCCTAGAGAAGTATTGATCAATCTAGCATTGCCTGCTCAGACAAGATCATTGACCGGTAATGGTATCGCTATGAAGTTCAATTCACAGCGCGTAGAACAACCTAGCGACATACAAAACCTACCATTACTGACCAACGAATTTGTGAAGAATACAGTATGGGTAGATGAAAATACTGATGGTAATTGGGCTGTGTATCGCAAAGATATTAGTTACCAGTATGACAGAACATTCGACAAAGATAACAGCATAAGATTTGGTGCTAGCGTAGCATATACTAAATTGTCAGATTATTTGTTCGGTGATCCTGACAAGGGCGAAGTCTATCGATATCAATATGACGAGTTAGAAAAAGCATACGTACAAGATCAGACTTTGACAGGTTCTACTAGTTTCGGTACCACTATCGTACACGAACAGAACATATTTGCTATATCACAACCTACTGGTACTCCTAAGGTAGAATTGTATGTAGTAAATGATACGGCTGTCAGCGATGACATCATACCTTATCAGACTATCAATGCTGTGCCTGGATCTACTAATTTCGGACAGGCTATGGCAATGTCCGGTGACACTAATTTCTTGTTTATAAGTGATTTCAATGATACACGCAACAATGTTCATGTATATCGTAAGAACAATCTTGAACAGGCACCAGGTGGATATATCCCTGGCATGGTTTATCAGATCAAAGAACTAGGAAATAATCCTCAATTCAAATCATCCGGTGCTGTGACTAACGAAGTAGGAATATATTTCGTTGCCACAACCGCCGGTACCGGCACAGGTAAAGCAATACAATGTGATTACGAATACATAGCAACATTGACTTCAGGATCAGTCGATGATGACAAGTTCGGACATTCTATCTCTACAAACTATTACGGTACTTCGGTATTCGTAGGTGCGCCAAACGAAGATTACGAATTGATCAGCCCTGTATTAGAGAACTGGGGCCGAACATATGTCTATAACAGATTGACTCAGAATATATTAATGAATACTGAGTACAACTCTGTACTACCCCCATCATACACATTAGCATGGAATCCTGTAGCAGGACAACCATTCTCTGTAACTAAGAACGGTACAACAGTATCAGATTCTAATTACACCATTGTAGGAAACGTATTGACTTATACCGGCGTATTCACTATCGGTGATATACTTAACATAAGTGGTAACGAGTTCGTAAACGTACAAATATTAGAGACAGGAGAAACTCCAAGAATAGGCGTGGGCTTTGGTACTAGCGTAGATAATAATACTCATGGTACTGAAGTCGTTGTCGGCGCGCCTTTCGCATTGAGTTCTAATAATCAAGAAGGTGCTGGATATAGATTTACTGATGCAGGTTCAAGATTCGGTGTGATAACAGGTACACAGCCTGTAGACACGACTGCTACAAGACAGATACTAATAAATGGTTTCTTAGTCAACATACCAGCCGGTGATGCTGTCGCTGTAGCAACAGCAATCAATACTGCAAAAATACTGAATGTTGTCGCTAGCGAAAACAACGGAATATTAATATTATCTGTGATAGATCAAGACCTGTCTACTGCTGAATCTAAATTAGTATTGACGGTAAACGATCCAGTAACATTGACAGAATTAGGAATTCAAATCTATAGTCCAACTCAAGTAATATTGTGCCCACATGAGCAGGGAGCCACACAATTCGGTACTGTCGTTAAGTTCAACGAGCATAACTCAGTAGCGATAAGTGCCCCGGTTGGAACAAGATTCTCACAAACAACATTTGATTTCAGCGATGACGAGAACCTAGATAATGATACTGTATTTGATAACAATTCAACACAGTTCATAGACACATTTAGAAACGCAGGAGCAGTATACATATTTGATTACCTATCAAATTACAATGAATCGTTGAATAATATAGGAGCATATACATATGCTCAAAGCGTCAACTCTAAGTCATTAGTGAATGGTGCAAGCCCAAGATACGGTAGCGCAATCGATTGGATTGATAACAAGATCGTTGTAGGTGCACCAGACTTTTTACCTGAGAGCATTGATGGACAGGTAGTAATCTATGTAAATGAGACTGGCGTAGATAACTGGCACGTATTGAGACAATCTAGCGAGATCGTTGATATCGATAGAATACAAAACTTGCAATTGTTTAGCGCAGAGACAAATAACACACTTGTAAATCTTGATTATATCGACCCGTTGCAAGGTAAGTTATTAGGTGCGGTACGCACTAATATCGATGTGATATCAAACGCTGATCCTGCAAGTTACAACAACAGCACCAGCGGTACTGGTGGAATAGTTTGGGGCGAAGCGCAGGTCGGAACAGTTTGGTTAGATACTACAAACATCAGATATATGAATTATCATCAAAATGATAATGCATATAATGCCAAATACTGGGGACAATTGTTCCCTGGAAGTGACGTTGCGGTATACTCTTGGATAGGAAGCACAGTCCCTCCTGCGTCATACACAGGTACAGGAATACCTAAAGACATCACGAATTACACGGTACAAACAGTACTCAACAGCAGCAACACAATACAACCTGTATACTATTTCTGGGTCAGAGATTCTGGATTGATTTTCAGAGAAAGGGGTAAAACTATAGCCGACATCAACATCGCAAGTTATATCGCAAACCCACAGACTTCAGGGATCAGTTATCTAGCGCCTTTAGCAAGTGATGCAGTAGCGATCTATAATTGCAAACCTTTCATCAATGCTAACGATACAGTATTGCACATAGGTTACAGCAACGGCATCGAAGATAATCCTGCTCACCAAGAATTTACTTTGATCAGACAAGATTATGCTGATGACTTCTTGCCTGGATTACCTGGTACCGGAGATTATCTAGTACCTGAATCATTATATGATAGAATGCTTGATTCATTGTCAGGTGTAGATGAACAGGGTGCCGTAGTACCTAACCCATTCTTGCCTAAGGCTGTTCAGTCAGGTGTATTAGCAAGACCAAGACAGAGTTTCTTCTATAACAGATATGAAGCATTAAAGAATTATATACAATATGCCAATGGAATTATGGCATTGTATCCTATAGTTGAATTACGTGAAAACGCAGTTACAGGATTCCTGCAACAATCAGGAGAATATTTTGATACTACAATGTATTGGGAGCGTGTAAATTGGTGGGCACTAGGATACGACAACAATACTAAGGCAGCATTACAGGTACCGATCTATGCAGACCTATCAGCATTAAATGTTCCAGTAGGTACAATCGTTACTGTCAGCGAAGGACAAACATCATTGACAGCAGGTAATGCTGAGACTTATCGTTATGATGGTCTGATCAATGATCAAGCGACATGGACACGCATAGGTTTAGAGAATGGTACTATTGAATTCAGCAGCAAGTTATATGATTACGAAGCCGCTGGATATGGTTTCGCAGGTACATTCTACGACACAGATTCATATGACTTATATCCAAGCGAAGAAACACGCTGGATAATTCGTGCATTGACTGAACAAATTTATACTGATGATTTGTTGATACATCGTAACAAGAGTTTGATACTATTATTTGAATACATCCAAGAAGAAACAGTAGAAAATCAAAATTATCTGCCATGGTTAAACAAGACATCATTGATAGATGTTTCACATAAGATCCGTGAATTGAGACCATTGCAGAATTATTTGTCTGACAACCAAGAATTTTTAAGTGGTTATGTCAACGAAGTTAAACCATATCACGTTGTCGTGAAAGAATTCTTATTTGAGTATACTGGCGGAGACGTATACCCCGGTACGATAACTGACTTTGATTTACCTTCTGAGTTTAATACTACTATCGATAAATTCGTCAGCCCACAATTAGTGTACGATACAGCAGTAACTCCTTATGAATATTCAGCAAACTCTGCTATATGGCAAACTGAAAAATATAAAGAGTGGTATAATAATTTCGGTATAGGTATAGGTCAGTATCTCGGTGATACACTAGTAGGAGAGACAGATTATCCTATAGCCAAACTTAAGTCATACATGACTGTGTTGACAGATACTATCGTTGTTGACAATGCTCAAGGTTTTCCGATCAATGGAACGTTTAAGATTTACGACTTGTCTGACAGTTCAGTTTATGAAGTGGTTGGCTATAGTTACGTAGATAGATCGACCAACGTGATCGGCGGATTATCACGTGGATTGCAAGGTACTACACCTGCTAACCATCTACCAAACACTCAGATCGTCATGGATCTACCTCCGGTGATATTGCTTGATGGCGGTAAGGGTTATAGCGACCCACCTAGAATTATAGCAACGATACCAGAAGGTTATCCAGAGCCTAGAGTTGAAGCCACATTTGAAGCACAGATGTCAGGTGATTCTATTTCATCAATCATCGTCACAGATCCAGGTAGTGGATATGTGGTAACTCCTCAGATCGTCATCGATTCTGCATATATCTATGAATTTGATACAGCAAATGTTAGCGTCATCAATAATACTATAGAAATCTATGCACCAGAACTCGCTACAGGTGATCTAGTCAAGTATGTCAAGGGTACTACAAACGTAGGTGGATTACAGGATAATAAGTGGTACTATATCAACGTGCTGGATTCAAGTCCTACAACGATCATAGCCCTATACAGTACTGACGCAGATGCATTGAACGATACAAATCGTGTGAAGTTATTATCACATGGTACAGGCACACAAAAGTTTGAATTAGGTGCAAGAGCGTTAGCCATACCAAACAGTAGTCCAGTCAGAGAAAACAACATCACTATCAAGTTTGATAGAACTTCTTATGATACACAAGTTAAAGATTGGACACCAAACACATTCTATTCAGGTGAGTTTGTTGGTTACTACACACAAGAAGCAAGCAGCAACATAAGTCTCGCTAGCGTACAACCAGATATCAACAATATTTTATCTAGCGCAGAAGGTACTGTATTCCCAATACAATCTGTAATCAATGATAGACAGTTAGAATGGTCATCGGGTCCGGGTCCAGACGGCAGAAGAATAACTCAGATCGTGGGCAATAAACTCGTATTATCGTTCACCTCATCACCCGGAGACAGTTTCCCATCAGGTTCGACAGTTGGCTTTACTGTAGGAATGCCAGTAAGATTTACTGGAAATGTTCCAACTGATATCACAGCAGGACAAACATACTATATCGCTGAAGTG